ATGGAGGAGGAGACCAAGATACGCACCATCAGCCGCGGGGCGATGGTCTATCTCGCTCCGTGCACCAATCCATGGTTTCACTGGTTCGCGTTTGGCAACGGCGGTGGCGTCGGCTACAGCGACGACGCGAGTCTCGAGGCCAGTTGCCATCACTCGTCGCCGATGTGCGAGATGGCCGTTTCGCTTGAGCTGGCCAGAGTCGGGATGGCTGATGCCTCGTGGTCGCGCGTCGCGTTTCCGCCCCAGGGGTTGTGCCCATTCGGTCGCCCTGAGGCGGTGCCTCCGTCGTCGGTCGTCTACTTCGTGCAGGCGGGCAGAAACGGCCCGATCAAGATCGGCACGACCAATGACATCGCTCGCAGGCTGACGCAACTCCAGATTGGCTCGCCTGAGGAGATCATGCTCGTCGGCATGGCCGCCGGCGACGGCGAGTTGGAGGACGAGTGGCATCAGCGGTTCGACTCGTTCCGACTGCGCGGTGAGTGGTTCAAGCCCGACGCCTCACTACTAACCGCCATCGCGGGGGTGACTCGTGTCTCTCTCTAAGAAAGGCGACGTCCAGCGCGGCTATCACGCCGCTTTCCCGATCACGTGGCTGCGAGGCGAGGGCACGCAATCGCGCGACGGCCTCGACCCGGCTACGGTGGATCAGTACGCCGCCGACATGAAGGAGGGCGACGAGTTCCCCGCTATCGACGTGTTCTGGGATGGCTCGATGGCGTGGATCGGCGATGGCCATCATCGGTGGTGGGCGGCAAAGAGGGCGAAGCAGAAGACGATGGCTGTCTTCGTGCGCGAGGGCGGCCAGCGTGAGGCCATCCTGTTCAGCGTCGGCGCGAACGCCGGAAAGCTGCGCTCGGACAACGACAAGCGCAAGGCGGTGTCGCTACTGCTGTTCGACTCCGAATGGACCGAGTGGAGCGATCGCGAGATCGCGCGCCGGTGTCACGTCGGCCCGACTCTGGTCGGCGAGGTGCGCGCTGAACTGTCCGCCCGCGGACAGTTGCCGGCCAGTTCCAAGCGCAAGGGCGCGGATGGCAAGGTGCGCGACACCGCGGCGATCGGGGCGGCCAACAAGGCTCGTGGCGCGGCCAAGCGCGCCGCCAAGACCGCGGGCATGATTACCCACGACTCGGCCCCGGCGCCCGCGCCGAAGCCGCGCTACGTCAAGGACGAGGCGCAGGACGCGCCCGACGACGGCGAGCCGGTGCGCGACATCGGACGGGACTACGACGGCGACCCCGAGCTCCAGGGGGGCGACGTTCCGCCATCCGACGCCCCTGCGCCGGGCGGCGAGCTCGTCGAGGACGGCTACGCCGGCAACGAGGCCGCTCCGCCCGACCGCTACAGCGCCATGGCGGAGGTCGTGGAGGCGTCGACCCTGGCAGCTGAGCCGCCGGGGAAGGTCGTGGACTGCCCCCAGTGCGGGCACATCTTCGAGGTGCAGGCGTGATCACCATCCATGTCCCCATCCGCCTGGAGTCGGAGGCCAACGGGTCGCACGGCCACTGGTCGCTCAAGGCCATGCGGGCGAAGGCGGCGCGGCAGGCGGTGACGGCGGCGTTCATCGACGCAGGCCACCCCGTCCACCTCGTCCAGGTGACGTCCAAAAAGGGCGACAAGGTTCGGACGTGCCCGCGGTTCGCGTGCCAGCCGGCGCTGCCCGTGGTCGTCTACCTTACCCGGATCGCGCCGCGCCAGCTCGACGATGACAACGCGGCCCGGGCCTGCAAGGCCGCGAGGGACCAGGTGGCCGAGCTGCTCGGGGTCGACGACCGGGATCCGCGCATCACGTGGCGAGTCGAGCAACGGCGGGGTGGAGTGGGGGAATACGCCCTCGAGATCGCTATCGCCCCGCGGGGTGAGGGGGTGCCGGCGTGACCGCTCTCGCTGTCCTCACAGGCGCCGTGCTCGGCATGGTCCACGGCCTGGTCCGGGGTGTCGTCCGGGGGCTGGTTGAGCGCCCCGCGCCGGCGCCGCGTGAGGTCGACGACCCGCTGAGGTGGAACTGATGAGCGACACCACGACCGGCCGCACCTTCTGCTCCTGGTGTGGCCATGAGACGGGCCCATTCTACCGCGTCGTGCCTAACGAGGCGGGGACGCTGGTCCGCGTGCACCACAGTTGCGCGGAGAAGATGCTCGCGCAGACCGTGGTCAAGAAGCCGGAGCCGCCCGATGCGGCGTAAGGACACCGTCCGGCTCACGTTCGACGTGTCGCCTGAGCTCTACGACTGCCTCGGTGACATGGCCGAGCGAATGGGTACCACGAAGGCCGAGGTGCTGCGCAAGGCCATCGCGCTGATGGAGATCGCGATCGGGGCACAGGCGCGCGGCGAGAACATATGCCTGAGCGATAGCGATGACCGGGTGGTCGTGAGGATCCGCCTTGCGTAGGGCGCCGCTCCGCCGCGGGAAGCCGCTCGAGCGCAGGACGCGGCTGCGCGCGTGCCGGCCGACGCAGCGCCGCTCGGGTCGGGTCCGTGACGCTGAGTACATGGACCGCGTACGCGGCCTGCCTTGCCTATGCCGTGACTTCCTCTGGGAGTTCGGCCATGACGACGTCATCCGTGGGTGCAGCGGGGCTGACACCATGCACGCCCACCACATGGGAGTCCGCGGTCTCGGACAGAAGTGCTCTGATTTGGCCACGGTGCCGTTCTGCGAGCGTCACCACCGGGATTGGCACGAGTGTACGGGACCGTTTGCCGGCAAGTCGAAGGAGTGGCGGGCGGAATTCTCGCGGGCCGCGATCGAGGCGACAAAGGCGGTCCTTAGATGAGGAAACGACTCGTCCTCGTTGTGCCTGGGCAGAGATTTGGGTACTGGGTTGCGCTCAAGGAGCAATCACCGATCTACCGCGGGCTCGCGCGATGGCTGATGCGATGCGACTGTGGCGTCGAGCGCGTGGTCAACCAGCACGCCCTGCGACGTGGCAGGTCCACGTCGTGCGGTAGTTGCTCCCAGATCCGCCCGAAGCCATATCTTCGTGGCCCGAATCACTACGCATGGAAGGGCGACGAGGCGAACGACGTCACGAAGCGCCAGCGTGTGGACAACGCGCGGGCCTGGGGCCCATGCGTGAAGTGCGGCGCACAGGGCACCGACCGCCACCATAAGGACGGCAACCCGGGGAACAACATTCCCGAGAACATCGAAGTGCTCTGCCGCCGATGTCACATGATCGAGGACGGCAGGCTTGATGCGCTCATACGCATGGCCAAGGGGTCCCATGTCCCATAGCCATCGCTGGTGGCCGGTCCCGGGCGAGGCGGCTGAGTACGTTTGCGCCTGCGGGGCGACGGGCGAGCGTGACCTCGAGAGCGGCGAGATCCGCGAGCACAAGAAACCACGCGCGTGGAGGCCTGAGACGACCGTGCGCCAGAGCGAGGGCACGGAGCCGTCGATGGGACAGGACGAACTGGGATACAGGGGCGCCCCCGGCTGTAGCCGCGTGGCCCCAAAGAAAGGCGCTGAGTAGATGGACATCAACGCATTCGCGATGCTGGACATTCAGCTCGCGGCAGAGAAGAACCGAAGCGCGCAACTCGCCGCGCAACTGGCGAACGCCGAGTCTTGCTGGGGCGCCAATGCGCAGCTCATGGCGACGCAGTACGAGCAACTTCGTAAGTGTCGAGAGTTGCTAATCGAGGTCGAGACCATGCTGGCAGTTCACGTGGCCACGCAGGAGCATATCTGTAGCCTGCGGATGCGTCGACTCAGCGATGACGTGACGGCCATGATCGCGGCTCTTCCCAACCTGGAAGGTCAGTCGTGAGCCTGTACAAGAACGACGCCCCGTGTCCGTTCCGTAGCGCCGCCGGGCGTGAGTGTGTCTTCGCCAGTGGCCACGCCGACGCGTGCCGTGACCGAAATGCCGTCTACTTCGACCCGGTGAGGCCGGCGCCCCACGGCGGCGAGCCGTGCGCCGACGTCCAGTACCGGCACGACGCTTTCATGGGGGACATCGTGGGTCTCACGTCCGAACTCGACGACGCGCGCGTTTTGCTGCGCCGCATTGCCAACGCAGAGGCCGTGGGTGATGAGGTGCGCGATTACTTCGCACGTATCGAGGCCGCCAAGCCCAGAGGTGGCGCGTGAGCAATCACCACTTCAACTGGGTCTGTGTCCATGGGCGAGGCCCGTTCGATGGGTGCGCTCTCTGTGACGAGGCACGCATCATGGCCGCCGAGGTGCCAATGACGCCATCCATGAGGTGCAGTGACCAGCACCCGCTCAAGGCGCATGTGACGTGCATTCTCGACGTGGGGCACGAGGGCCGTCACCAGCGATACGCCGACGGCGGCGGCGATACGTGGGGCGGCGAGCCGGTGCCGACGGCCGGCGCTGATCGACGCGGCGGATGCCGCGGAGGAGGAGGCGGGGCGATGAAGACGTGCCTCGCAACGCTGGTCGGCGGAGCGCCCTGCCCGTACCCGATCGCCAACTATGGTGGTTGCGCGATGCACGATGAGACGGGACGCGCGCCAGTGGTCCTGCCGCCGAGCGTGCTCACGCCGGCGCCGAAGTGGCGCGACGGCGGCGGCCCGCCGCGCATCTACCGACACAACTTCGCTCCGCCCTGGGAGTGGCGGACCGAGAGCACGACCAAGCCGCGCGTGCGCAAGGTGGTGTCTTGCTACTGCTGGGCGCCAGGCTGCACCAAGCGCGAGTGCGTGGTGAAGTGGACGGTGCGCGCGTGAAGCCTGCCAAGCTGGCGAATCCAACGGTGCTCCGCGAGGTCGCGCCGGGGACGCGCGTGCGCCTAGTGGATGGCCGGGTGCTGTGGGTGACCGCCGACTGCTCGGGCGACGTGTACGCGCGATTGGTCGCTGACGGCTACACGCCGCTGCAGTGGTACCAGGCGACCTCGCCGTGAAGGAGGTGATTCGATGAGCGCAGGAGGCTGCGAGGACACCGGCATGCCGGATACGCCAGAGTCGCTGATGACCGCGCTCGAGCGCGCCGCAAAGAAGCAGACCCTCGTCGAGAAGGCACTGGGGCCTGCGCCCACACCCGAGGCCGTCGACCACCCGGCCCACTACGGCGGCGCCGACAACCCCTACGAAGCCATCAAGGTCATCGAGGCGTGGGGCCTCGGCTTCCGCCTCGGCAACACCGTGAAGTACATCGCGCGCGCCGAGCGCAAGGGCGCACCGCTCGCCGACCTTGAGAAGGCAAGGTGGTACCTCGATCGCGAAATCGCGCAGCGGAAGGCGGGTGGTCGATGAGCGACAAGAAGCCAGACGGGAAGCCAGACGGGCATAGCGTTGGCCTGAAGTTCGATCTCGGCTTAGGTGGAGTCGTCTTCTGGGCGTTCTTCTTTGCGTGCTGTGGTGACCCAGACCTGCTCGATGCGGTCATCGGGTGGATTCAGAGGCAGCCGTGAGCGACAAGGCCGAGCGCGAGCACGCCGAGAAGGTGGTGAGTGAGATTGGCTATCTCGATGAAAACGGGTGGGTGTCCATCAAAGAGGAGCGCCTCGTCGCCATCATCGCCCGAGAGCGCGCCGCTGCTCGCAAGGAAGCGTTGCTGGAGGCGGCGGGGAGGTTCGACGAGATGCCGGGTCGAGATGAATGGTACCCGGGTGACGTGCGCGACTGGCTCTGCGCCCTCGCTACCGGAGGTGAGAAGTGACCGCCCCTCTCAAGTTCGGAAGACTGGAATTCGTGTCCAAGGGTGTGCCGACATCCAGGAATCAGGCGAGGTGGGTCATGCGCTGCGACTGCGGCGCCACCGTCACGAAACTCGCGTACGCGGTGAAGCGGGGCACGACCGCGTCGTGTGGGTGCCTCAGTCGTGAGATGACTTCGGCGCGCTCGTCCACCCATGGCGAGGCACGCCCGGGCAGACGGACCCGAGAGTACGCCATCTGGGTAGGCATCAAGACCCGACGCAGTCGTGGCTACGCAGGCGGCGTCACCATGGACGCCCGGTGGGACGCCTCGTTTGAGGCGTTTCTTGCCGACATGGGGCGTGCTCCTTCGCGGAGCCACTCCATCGACCGCATCGACAACGGCCGTGGCTACGAGCCATCCAACTGCCGGTGGGCGACTCCGACGGAGCAGAACCGGAACAAGCGTAATAACACGCTCATCACAATCGCCGGTGAGACCAAGTGCATGGCAGAGTGGTGCCGCCAGTTCGGGATTAAGGTGCCGACTGCGGCCCACAGGCTGAGGCGCGGCTGGAGTCACGAGCGAGCCGTGTCTGAGTCGGTCAATGGTGCCACATGTCGATGATTCCGGACGAGCGGCTCGACAAGATCGAGGAGCGCGCGAAGGTGGCGAATCCGAGTCCCTGTTTCGACGGCGGCGAGCACGCATGGAGGGTGAACTCATCCCGGGGCTACGACAGTGTGTCATGCGAGCGCTGCTACCGCTGTGTGGGCGGTGCGTCGCTGCTTATTGCGGTTCGCTCGTCCGCCGATGTGCCCGCTCTTGTGGCAGAGGTGCGCTCGCTGCGGGCGACGCTAGCCCTTCGCGACGAGTGCATGCGGCTGGAGGGTGAGCGCAACGAGGCGCAGCGCGAGCGCGATGCTCTGCTCGAAGAGATCGATGAGTGGAAGGAGGCGAGCGGTCTGCTCATCGGTGGTGACCCGGGTGGCGTCGAGCCGAAGCACGTGGCGGCGGAGATGGCGCTGCACAGCGCGCTCTTCCATGGCGTGCGCGAGACCCTGCAACTCGCCAGCCATCTCGACTCCGAGTATGGCCGCCGGGCACGCGACACCCTGCCCGCCATCGCCGCCATGCTCGACGACACGATCGGGCACACCGCCATCGTGCATCCTGCGGTCACCGAGCGCGACGCCGCCCTGGCCCGCGTTCGCGTGGTGGAGGGCGACAATGAACGCCTCGAAGCCGAGCGGGACGCCGCACACGCCGCACTCGACGCCGCCCGGTTGGAGGTGGCGTCCCTCCGGCTCGACCTGCAGGCGTCGCAGGCCAAGTGCCCGGTCCACGGCACGACCCATGGCGGCGAGGCCGAGGAACTGCGCGCCGGCGTCGAGCACTGCCTCGACATCTACCTGGGGCGGGACCTACAGCGGGGTCTGCTTGAGCTGCTCGACCGCGTGAACGCCCGCGACTCGCTCGCGCACTTGGAGAACGTCGAGCGCTTCGAGCGCGCCCTCGCCTCCGATGCCGGCGAGGCTCTGCTCGCCGAGGTGGGGGCGCTGCGCGCTCGCGTGGCCCGATGGGAGCGGGCCGCGAGGCTGTCGATGGGCCAGCGGCCGCCGAAGCCGCTGGTGAGCGGGCTCGGCCACTGCAGCGGCTGCTTCGGATGGCACCCGGACTCGCACGGCGACGACTGCGTCGTGGGCGAGGCCTTGAAGGGCGGCGCGCGTTGACCCGCCGCAAGCCACCCGAGAAGCGTGAGCGGTACTTCCGAGAGGTGACCGTCACCGCTACCCCAAGCCCTCCAACCGGGCGCGCGCTCCCTGCCGAGGTCGAGTCTCTCATCGCAGAGGCGTCGGCTGACCGCCTCGTGCGCGCGCGAGTGAGGGCGGAGCTCCGAGGGCTCTACGCAGCCAGCGGGATGAGCCGCAGGGCACTGGCCGAGTTGCTCGAAAACGAGGCGGGGCTGCTCAAGGCTGCTGATGCCGAGGACCTGCGGCGCGAGAGGCGGGCAGGGCGATGAGGGGGCGCAAGGCGGGTAAGCTCACTAAGGGTGAAACGTACGGCTGCTGGGCCATCCTGCGTGAGGCCACGGCCGACCACTACGGGCGAGCCAGGTACGCGGCGCGCGCGACGTGCTGTGGCCGTGAGGCGATCCAGGCACGCCACAGCCTGATGAGGTGCCCGCCGGCGTGCACGCGATGCGTGGACCGGCGTGGCCGTTGGGCGCCGAAGCCGGAGTCCGCGTAGCCCATGGTCGCGCTTCGCCAAGCCGCGCCGTCCACGAAGCCGTGCCTCGGGTGCGGCACCGTGCTGCCCCTGGAATCCTTCAATCGTGACCGCTCCCGGCGGGACGGCCGGGTGGATCGTTGCGGCCCATGCCGCAACGCAAGCGTGAAGACTTGGCGCCACCGCACCGGGCGGACCCAGCGGGCGGTCGATTCGCGGGTGGGCGAGAATGGGCATTTCCGCTGCTCGAAGTGCCGCGAGTACAAGGCGCCCGGGTCCTTCCGGTGGACGCCATCGGCGGAGCGCTACCATGCCTACTGCAGGCCGTGCCAGGCGGCGGGGAACCGCGAGTGGCGGAGGGCGAACTCGCCGCGCTACGAGGCGTCCAAGGCACTCCGGCGTGGGCACCGGGACGTGATCCGCGAGTTCGGGACGCTCACCGCATGGCGCGAGTGGTGCCGTGAGGACGCGAGGGCGATGTTCTGGGACCACTACTACGCCGGCAGGCTGGGCCAGATCAGGGCCCGCAGCGACCAGGAGGCAGCGTGATGCGTGAGCGTCAGATTTTGTTTTCGTCGCCGATGGTCAGGGCCCTACTCGCCGGGACCAAGAGCCAGACACGTCGGGTGATGACTCCGCAGCCGGACCGACGTATCAACGAGATGGTTTTTCAGGGCGGGAACGGCTGGCACTGGAAGACCGAATGGTGGAGCGACGACGCCCCGCGGAAGTGCATCGCCGAGTGGTGCCCCTACGGAGCGCCCGGTGGCAGACTCACTTGCTACGGATGTGGACATGACAACACTACCGAGTGGCGTGACGCTGAGGACCATCCCGGTCTCGCCGAACGACGATTACATGGCGGGTTCGGACGGACAGATCTACAGCCGGACGCGGTACGCCGGGTTCGGTCGCAAAGAGCGGGTGGACTGGTCCCCGATGAAGGCGCGACTGCCAAAGAATCGCGGATCGAAGCAGGCATACAAGACTGTGACGCTCTGCCACGAGAACCGGAAGGTCACGAAGACTGTGCACAAGCTGGTCTGCTTGGCTTTCCACGGGCCGCAGCCGTCGCCGTCGATGCAAGTGCGCCACCTCGACGGCGACGCGGGCAACTGTGCGCCGGAGAACCTGGCGTGGGGAACGCAGGTCGAGAACTGGCAGGACCGGAGAATGCACGGGCGAGTGGCCATGGGCGAGAGGCATCACTCCTCGAAGTTCACGGACGTGGAGAGGGAACACATTCGCTGGGCGGTGACGCATGGTTTGTGCAGCCAGAGCCATGCCGCCCGTGCTCTCGGTGTGGCGCAGGCCTCGATACGAGCCATCTGCGACGGGGCGATCTCCTCTGGGTAAGAGAGACGTGGCAGATG